ATGTGATTAACGACGGTTATTATCATTGTGATAGGTTGTTGACTTTAAAAGATAAAAATGGGAATATTCCCGATATTTATATTGTAGATGGCAATAGAACGGCAGGCAAAAGTTATTCCATTAAGTGTAGGCAGGTATCTGATTTTTTAAAAGATAAATACAGACCAGAAAACCAGTTTATTTATCTATACCGCAATGTCATTGATATGACAGAGTGTGCAGACACTTATTTTGGCGATATCGCGGAAGCATTTGACGGTTATGTTATGACTGAAAAGCGTTTGATGCGTGGGTCATTAGTCCAGTTATTCATTAATGAAGAACCATGTGGGTATTGTTTGGCTTTAAATGTTGCAAGAAAATATAAAAAAATGCGTGGACTGTTTGTCAATATTCGTTCTATATTTTTTGATGAATACCAAGATGAAGATAATATATATTTACCAAATGAAGTAAATAAGTTATTATCGTTATGTATAACAATTAGTTCGGGTCATGGTAAACAACATAGAAGAGTAATGTTATATATGTGCTCAAATACAGTGTCGTTATTAAACCCTTATTATAAGGAGTTTGGTATCAACAAAATGTTAAAAAAAGATACCAAATTTTTACGTGGTGATGGTTGGGTGTTTGAGCGAACGTACAATGAAAATGCATCAACAGCGTATCAAGAAAGTGGTATTGCGCGAGCTTTTAAAAACGCTAGTTATAATGCATACGCAAGTGAAAATAAATATCTAAACGATAATGAATGCTTAATCGGTAGACCAAGTGGCAAATCACGTTATATTTGTACAATTAAATTTAACGATAGCCTGTATAATGTGAGAAAATATGATGAATGTTTATATATATCAACGGGAGCAGACGAAAGTTTTCCGACAAGAATATGCTTTACAAAAAATGATGTGATAGATAATACCGCTATTCGCGTAAATTCAACCCATTATATTGTAGCAATGTTGCGAGAATATTTTAATAGAGGTTTACTACTGTTCGAAAATTTGGAGTGTAAGAACATGATATTTGATGTCATATCATTTTAATGTTTCACGTGAAACATTGACATTTTAAATAATATGTGCTATTATAATATCGTACCCAAAATAATACGAGCATTGTAATTGATATACACGCACATGAACAAGTAGTTCGATATCAATTTTTGGCTTTGCGTTCCCTCTGATTCGATTATTTTGTAACGTACAATATGTTTCACGTGAACAATGTTTCACGTGAAACATTTTTTATTTACAAACGAATCTATTTGTGTTATGATAAAAAAAGGGAGGTGATATCATGCAGGAAATCATGTCAATGATTAACACATTAGGCGTACCCACAGCCGTAGCTATTGCTTCTATGTGGTATGTAAAATATCGTGAGGATAAAAATGATGAACGCCTAGAGAAGTTGAATGAAGCACATAAACAGGAAATGACAGATATCACAGAAGCGTTGAACAATAACACGTTAGCGCTTCAAAGAATCTGTGATACATTTGAGCAGAAAAAGGAGGGTTAAACATGGCAGTAAAAAAAGCGGTAGACATATCTTATCATAACGGCATTATTGATTTTGAACGATTAAAAAATGCTGTGGACTATGTTATCATTCGTTGCGGATATGGACAGGATATGGCATCCCAAGACGATAAACAATGGAATCGAAATGTCAGTGAATGTGAAAGATTAGGCATCCCATACGGGGTATATTTTTATTCCTACGCAAAAACGACAGCTAAAATCGAGGGCGAAATTAGGCACTGTCTTAGATTGTTACAAGGTCACACACCTAATCTTCCTGTATTTTTCGACAGTGAAGAAAAAGGGACACAGAGTGTAGCAAAGCACAACGCAAAGCGGTTTTGTGATGCAATGTTAACGAACGGCTATAAAGCAGGAATCTACGCTAGTAAATCGTGGTTCGAAAATTATATTGGTGAAACATGGGGGTATGATTTATGGATTGCACGATACGCTAATGTGTTAGGCGTAGATAATGTGGACATATGGCAGTATTCCAGTAATGGCTCTGTTGACGGTATTAATGGAAGATGTGATGTGAACCATGTGTACAAAGACTATGGAGTTTCAAGTAATACCCCTACTGTACCTCAGACTCCTACTAACCACGCAAAACCAAGAAATGAATTGATTGCTTTAGGTCAACAGCACGCAATCAATTTTACAGGTGTGCAAATTGCGGTTGACGGTATTGTTGGAAGAAACACAAAAAGAATGGCGGTGCGTGTAGTGCAAAGAGCTATGAATGAGGACTATGGTTATACCATTGCAGAGGACGGCATTGTAGGCAAAAAGACAAGAGCAAAAGCAGGAAAGCATTACGTGAAACGTGGTGAAAGACAGTATCTTGTCACAGCACTTGAAATCTTATGCTTATTACAGGGAAAAGACCCGAACGGGGTGGAATGTCCCGGAACATTTGGCGGAGGTCTTGCACGCGCTTGTGGTAGTGAATTCGTTTACGCGACAGATATGCTATATATGATTTAATTCTAATTCACGTGGAACAAAAATGTTTCACGTGAAACATTTTAAGGAGGGTAGTAATATGCCAAATATCAATGTAGCGTATCAATGGGCGGTCAATGCGTGCAATGCTCCTAATATCGGGTATTCTCAGCAATACCGTAGAGGACAGACCGTGAATGGTATTACTTATTATGATTGTAGCTCGTTCATATCAAAAGCGTTGACAGAAGCAGGATTTTTCTCAGTAAATCCGTGGTTTACGACAAGGACAGAAGAGGGGTACTTATTGCAGGCAGGCTTTAAAGAAATTGGTATTAACGACGCATGGCAAGCGGGGGACGTGGTATGGCGTAGTGGTCACACGGAAATGGTATATAGTGGAAATGACGTCGGAGGTGGTGGTGTCACCATGGGAGCGCACAGTGGACGCTATCCACTACCTGACCAAGTTAGCATTAATTCCCATGTAAGCAAACCGTCTGCATGGACAAAAATATATCGTTACGGAGACAGTGCAGGAATGCCTCTTGAATGGATACACGGAAACCGTTATTTAACAGAAGATGAAATGAAGAACAATGCATATGTATTCTATAGTACAATGTTTTTTAAAGATTTTACTTTGAATGCAATTGCAGGAATGTTGGGGAATATGGAGATAGAATCCAACATTAACCCTGAATTATGGCAGTCATTAAAAGAGGGAAATTATGGCGGTGGTTATGGACTTGTCCAGTGGACTCCGGCAACCGTCTATACAGACTGGGCGAATGCTCACGGATATGATATCACAGACGGTTACTATCAATGTGTGTGGCTTGACGAAGAAACTGTGAGCAGTGGACAATGGATTGAGACAGTGAAATATCCTATATCATGGGAAGAGTTTCGGAAGTCCACAAAAGAACCCGACTATCTAGCGTCTGTATTTTTAAAAAATTTTGAGCGCGCAGGTGTGGAAAAAGAAGAGGATAGAAAAAAGAACGCGCTAAAATGGTATGCATATTTGCAGACATTATCTCCCTACCCAATCCACCCACACTCAAGAAAAAGAAAAATGCCTCTTTACTTTTTCTCGCCGTGGTGATACAATAAAAATTGTAAAAGGGTGACATTAAATATAAGGAGGTAAAAATTATATGGATTATAATGAAGCATTAAGTGTATTAATTGACGCTGTAGCAGACGTGGAAGAACACGGAGACGCTATCGACTTTTTACAGAATTATGAGGGTGAAAGAGGTGGAGAAACAGACAGCGAATGGAAAGACAAGTATGAAAAGTTAGAAGCCGAGTACAAAAAGCGCTTTAAAGAGCGCATGAAAGAATCTGCTACTAATGCAGGCGGTGAAGAAAAGAAAGACGAAATAGAAGACAAAATTACTGTTGAAGATTTGGATTTCGACGGTAAGACAGAATAAAGGGGGTTTTAACTAATGGCAAATGCAACAAATAAAAATATTTTAAAAGCGGTAAAGCAGGAACTTTCTTTTGAGGTTCAGAATCACTTACCTGTAGAAGTCTCAGACAATTTACAGACTGTCTATGATAACATTCTGAATTTTGCTCCTGTACGGAACGAAATTGTTCCATCATTAATTAATCGTATCGGTATGCAGACAGTAGATAGTATTGCGTGGAGAAACCCGTTAGCGCGATTCAAGAAAGAGCCAATGCGCTACGGTGAGACACTCGAGGAGACTTATGTAAATATGTGTAAAGGTCGTGTTTATGATTCACAGGCTGACTTTAAATTTGCATTTCAGCAGTACCAGTCTTACATCATGAGCGTGTTCCACAATATCAATCTTGAGATTCAGTATCCAGTTACGGTCACTTATGACAACTTGAGAAAAGCTTTTACGAGCGAGTATGGAATCCGTGACATGATTATGGCGAAAATGGAAAGTGCTATCACAGGAGCAAACTGGGACGAATATCTTGCTATGCGTGATTTGATTAATGTTGGATATGAAAAAGAGGTGCTTCCAGCAGTAACCGTTGACGCAATTGTAGATGAAGCATCAGCGAAAAAGTTATTGATTGAGGTCAAAAGAGCAGTTGGAAAGTTTGGTTTCCCATTACCTGAAAACAACCCAGCAGGAGCTACCTCTCACGCTTTACCAACTAACCTTATTTGGATTACAACACCTGAGGTAAATGCACAGATTAGCGTTGATGCGTTAGCATATGCGTTCCACATGGATAAAGCAGACGTGGCAGTTCAGACCGTTATTGTAGACAAATTCGCGAACAGTGCAATACAGGGTGTTCTTTGTGATGTGCGATTCTTCAACGTGCGTGACCAGTTCAAGGAAATGACAGACCAACGACTTGCGAATGTCTTATCTTGGAACTACTTCTATACACAGGTGGAAATGGTAAGCGCAAGTCCGTTCTATCCGATTCGTGTATTTACAACAGATACGGTTGTTGATGCACCGACTCTTAGTGTTACGGCAGGAACTTACACAGCAGGACAGACACAGGAAGTAGAGGTCACTGTCACAGGTGGAACAGGAACATATCATCAGAATTTAGTTACTCTTGAAGTAGACAGCGGTGCCACCTCAGCTAAGACGTATGTAATCCCCGGTACACATCTCTTACACACGGGAGCGGACGAGACGGGAACAATTGTGTTAAAGGCAATTTACAGACCTAATGAGACTATCATAAAAACAGCTAGTTTCACAACAGCGTAAATTTAACGGAGGTATTTATCTATGATAAATTTACCAGTACAGGGAGGGGTCGCACCACGCGACCCCGAAACAAAATTGAGATTATATAGTGGAGTGCCATGGTCTGACGAATATGAACACGTTAGACTGTATAACTCAAAAGATGATTTATTGAACCATTTAGAGTTATATCGTAAACGCATTAACGGTATTGATTTATCACATCTTGCCCCTATAAAGGTCGGGAGTTATGATATTCGTGTACCTTTCACAGAAATGAAAGCACTTAATATAAATTATTTAGCTTTTCAGAATAGTGGTATTTCTAATGAATGGGTATTTTGCTTTATCGACTCTATCGAATGGTTATCAGAAAAAACAACTAGAATTAACTTCTCTTTAGACGTTTTTCAGAACAATTTTTATAGCGCAAATATTAAGCCATGCTTTGTAGAATATCACCATATCCCAAGAAGTGCTGACGGGATAGGGGTAAATCTAACACCCGTAAATATCGAAACAGGTGAAACAATCGTATCACGTCATAAAAAACTAGACTTAACACCGACGGAATGTTGTGCTTTTGTAACAAGAGGAACAACCGAACAGAGTTGGTTTGAGGGTCGGGTGGAAAATGGCGTTTATTGTTGGGGTAGTATTGGTCATTATGACGTAACTACAGATGATGGTCTAAAAGGAATTAATACACTGTTAGAAGATTATAATAACCAAGGCGCGCAAGATGCAGTGATAGGGTTGTTCATGTCTCCCAAATTATGTACACTTGCATTGGGAGGAAAAGAGATAAAACCAAAAATAACGTCCATGCAAATTTCCGACAACGTTTTTGAGGGCTATAAACCGAAGAACAAAAAGTTATATTCTTATCCATGGTTATTTTGCTTAGCTGACAACAACCAAGGTAATACACATATTTACAGATATGAATACAGTTATAACCGAGATAAATCTCTTGAGTTCGACAGCTACGGAACAATAGCAACATTACCGCAAGTTTTGACAGCACCTAAAAATTATAAAACACGCGAAGAACTAGGACACGGATTAATGAACGAAGCTCTTATTAACTCCTCATTTCCTATGTGTTCTTTTTCCTCTGACACTTATCGCGCATGGCTCGCGCAAAACAAAAGTTCTATAGCTCTATCACAAGTTCACACAGCCGTAGACGCTACCATAGGAACAGGCACAGCAATAGCAGGCTTGGCAGGCGGAAGTCTACAGGGAGGTATTAATGGACTTGGTAAAACAACCAACGCTTTTTGGGACGCTCTTGGAATGTTAGCAAATCAGACAGACAGGGCAAGAAATGCAGGAGTGACACATGGAAAAGCATTATCAGAAAATGTATTAACTGGAATCAAAGAATGCGGTGTTGATTTCTATGAAATGTCCTGTAAAAAACAATTTGCGGAAATGGCAGATAGTTTTTTTGAGCAATTTGGTTACCCTATTAATAAGATTACTACCCCTTATTTACATTCGAGACACTATTGGAATTATGTGAAAACCTCTCATTGCGGATTCACGGGTAATATTGACTTAGACCAGTTGAAAAAATTGAGAAATATATTTAACAACGGTGTGACTTTGTGGCATACTGATGATATAGGGAACTATGGTCTATCCAACGATTAAGGAGGTGATATCATGCGAAACCCTTTAAGAGTTTTTGAAAAAGGCAAGAATAAAAAAATCATTGATGATTTTGAAACAATCAAAACAATTTATTTCTATGACATTTTCGATATATTTGTAAATCGGTATCAATGGCATAACTTGCCTAAAGAAATTTTACCAATGTACATTGAACAAACACTTTTTTGGCATGGACTTGGTGTATTCATCAAAGATGATATTGCAGGATACGCTTTTATGAAAGTTGCATTATCAGGCTTGCCTGATATTTATAATATTCCTCAAGATAGAATTGCTTATACGGCTAATGGATATATCGAAGATTATGGCAAGGAAAATAGTTGCATTTTATGGAACAATTATTCGACTATGCCATATTACTATAAAGCGTTAATGTATGCTGATGCAATGGCGAACACGTGGAAAACAAAATGTATCAATATGTATGCACAGCGTACACCTGTTGCACTTTCTTCTTCAGACAATGAAAAACTAAGCTTTGAAGTAGTAGGCGAAGAGTACGATAACTATTTACCTATTCTAAAACTTTCTGATTCGTTAAATTTAAAAGATATCAAAGCATTAGACATGGGAGCTCCTTACATTGTGGATAAATGCGAACAGGAATTAAGAGACTTATGGTCGCAAGTATTGACGTCTTTAGGGTATGAAAGCAATCCCGTAGAAAAAGGCGAACGCCTTGTTACAGGTGAAACGGCAGGAAATAACGGACAGGTTGAGGCAAATCGAAATGTTGGTCTTACATTAAGAAGAAGATGCGCAAATGCTATCAATGAATTATGGGGGCTTAATGTAACGGTAGACTTCAATAGTGAATTACCTACAATGCTAAATGGATATATCCCCGACAAGTATATGCAAAAAGGGAAAGAGGGTGACGAGATTGAGTAAATACACTACAACTATAAAAGATATTTGTGAAAGCTTTATCCCTACCCAAGAACTATGGAGCATGGACTTATCTGTACAAAGAATTATTGACAAAACGCAGGGAAATTTTTTTGACTTTGATTTTCCTTTTTATTCAGAAGATAAAAAAGACTTGTATACTTTTAAAACATACTTTTTACTTAGATATTGGAATAATTATATAGGCTTTGAAACTCTAGGAATGTGGAAAACAGCTTTTCTATCAAAAATGTATGAATTGATACCGTATTATACAAAATTATATAACGCAATTCAAAATGATAACCCTTTTACAAATGTAAATATAACAATCACAGAAGCAGAAAAAGGAAACGAAAAAACAACGACTAACTCAACAGATGCAGGACAAAGCGAAGTAAAAAACAGCCAAAATTATCAAAATATTGACAGCGACAACCCACAAGTTAGCATAGCCACGCAAGACTATGCGAGCGCTATGAGTCGGGGCGAAACTATCAATAATACCACAACTACCGCAAACAATAATCACGCAGGAAACGATAACAAAGACAGTAAAAAAGACAGAGACACGAAAGAGATAGGATTAAGAGGAAAATCAACAAGTGAAGCAATTGAAGAATATCGCGAACAGATTCAGAATATTAACCGAGAACTTGTAGAAGCTTGCCGCGATTTATTCATGAAAGTTTGGTAAAAAAGGAGGTGAGATATATGGCAAATGAATTAAAGCCTTTAGTTCCTTTACTTTGTTGCGATATACCTAGTGTGTATAGCAATAAACAGAGTTACTATGAATGTTTATGTTATATTGGGTATAAAGTGAATGAGTGTATTGACGCAATTAATGGGTTTACGAACGCTTATAAACAGTATACAGATGAAAAAATTGCAGGATTGAAAGCCTATATTGACGGGCTTAACACTGATATATACAAACATATCACAGAAGTAGAAAAAAATATCCGAGATGATATGAATAAAAAAGATACCGAACTTGATGAAAAAATAAATAAAGTTCAGACGCAACTTCTTGACAAGATTGGTGCATTAAATATTTTGATATATGACTTAAATGCTGAGACAAGAGCACATATTGATACAGAGGTGAAAAATCTCTATGATTATATCAATGATTATGTGCCTAATAACATGGAAGTGTTAAACCCTGTAAAGGGTTATCGAACAAGTTTAAACCAAGCGTTAGCTGATATGTATGATAATCTACGGTATTATGCTTTAACGTGTAATGAATTTGATTCATTAAATTTGACTTGCACAGAATTTGACGAGTTATTAATTAACTGTACAGAATTTGACTTATACGGTGCAAAGAGATTTCGCGTTGATAGTAACTTATACATGCATGACCCATTTACAGGAAAATATGTATTCTATCAAGACGTTATCTATAAACTCGCGGAGTTACACTTTAATAACCCTATTTCATCTAGTGAGTTCGACGCTTTATTATTGTCCGTAGCAGGATTTGAAGCTAAGGCGTTAAGTGCTTACACTTTCGACAGCAACGCTAAAACGGCGTTACAATTATAAATTAAGGAGGAATAAAAATGAGTTCAACAAACAAAACAACCTATTATGATTTAAGTCAGTATATCGGAACTGACAAGCCGACATATTTAGGAGATTATAATTCTGATATGTCTAAAATTGATGCAGGGATTCACGGTGCAGATGATAAAGCCACCACAGCTTCACAAAATGCAGGAAGTGCAATTGCTAGAGTTGGTGAAGTAGAAAAAACAGTACAAGCACATACTGGAGCTATTACAGTATTACAGACTGATGTTTCGGGTCTAAAAGAAAGTGTTAAAACAGCGCAAGAAACAGCTACTTCGGGAAGTAATAAAGCTGATAGCGCACAGCAGACAGCTAATAGCGCACTTTTAACCGCTAATAATGCGAATGCAAAAGCTGATAATGTCAATAAAGATGTGACATTGTGGACAGGTAGCAATAAAAACTCTACTGTTACACTAAATGATAGTTTGACAAATTACAGATTTTTGTATATTGAAACAACACAAGGTGTATCTCCAATATTTCCTTATAGAAATGATAAAAAAATATATACGGGTGCTCAGCAGATTCTAAACCCAAATAGCTCGAATACAATTACCACAACTACGATAAAGTTAGAAGTAATTGACGATACACACATTAAAATTCTTACAAATGCTATAGACCATGTGTTTAGTAGTACACATCCTAGTCTTGATGCAAAT